TCATACCTCAACCTCCTTAAGACGACTTCATAGTCACCTTGGCAATCCTGTTGCCGTCGACGACCATCCCTCCGACCCGCTTCGTGAACTCGAACAAGATCTGTCCGGAGTACCGGTACGGGTTGCGGAGGATGTTGATGTCCTTCCTGTCGGCTATCCTATACGCAGAGAAGTCCCCATAGGCCACGGGGGACGCGCTCGCCGCTATGTCGGGCATGGCCCAGGATTTGACGACGGGTATACCGTCGAACGTCGGGGGCATGCCTGCTGCGAGAGAAGGCTGCCAGAGATACTGCCCCTGTGTGTCCTTGAGCTTCCTGAGCTTGAGCGCGGTCTTGAAGTTCATCAGATAGGTGGCGTTCTTCTCCACGCTGGACTTGGCCACCTCTCCGTATCCTCTGATGTCTATGACCTCGTCCGCCGTGATTGCCGTTGCCGATGCCGTCGCGTTCCCGGTCTGGACCTTGTCGCACACGAGGATACCTTCGGGGCACTTGAATCCCGAACCGTTAATGAATTCGTCTTCCTCGACCTTCGCGAACTTCTTGGAGATCCTGGTCATAATGTCCTGCTCTACGTTGAAGACGGCATCGTCTATGAGGTTCTGCGATATTTTAACGGAGGCGTACATGTCGTTGATCTCGAGGTTGTTCAGCCCATACTTGAGGTCAGTCTGTGACGGCCTCGTCTCCAGCTCGCCGATGAAGTAGGCATCCTCGCCTTCATCCTCGATGGGGATCTGCGTAGACCCCGATCCCACGGTCATCTGCGACGCGAGCGTCCTGATGACGTTGTCGTCCTGCGCGAGGCGGAGGATCTCCGAAGCGACCTCTCCCACCACGAGGTAGCCTCCGACCGGGCCGTCGTTGGTGGCCATGGTCTTGACTCCCTTCCTCGCGAAGGAACTGAATCCTTTCCCTTCGTCCGTGTCTCTCCATCCGAGCTTTCCGCCGGCCCCGGAGAGGATGCTCTTCTCCTGGAGGTCGGATATTGCCTCAAGGGCCTTCTTGAGCTCTGCCTGATTAGCGTCCATCTCCTTCTTGACCTCGCCGTATGCCCCGACGTTGCCCCTGAGCTCGTCGGCGATGGCCTTCTGCTCACGGAGGAGGGTGACGATCTCCTTGTACTCATCTGCTGCTGTCATGCGTTCATCTCCTTCTTGAGCTCCTGGAGTGCCGATAGGTTGTCCCGGAGCAGTCTCTTGACCTCTGGGGTCATAACATGTTTGCCGTCCTCGGGATCCTCATCCTCGTCTTCGGGCCCATCGCCCTCCGCTTTGGTCTTGGGCTTGCATCCCTTGTCCGGGGTCTCGTCATCTGCACCTTCAGGCTCGTCCTCGACCTCATCCTCATCCTCGAAGGCCTTGTCGAGGAGTGCAAGGATCTCGTCCCTGTCCTCCTTGGTGAACTTCTTGAGTGAGAGTGATCTCGACAACCGGGACCTGACGGTGCCCTGAGTGGTCCCTTTCATAGTCTTCGCCTGCGCTTCTGCCATCGGGTTGGCCGGGAATGCCGTGAGGCTCCCCTCCCACAGATCGACCTCGATCAGGTGGCGGATGCCGTCCTGGTCATAGGTCGCCCTCTTGGTCGAGTAACCGATGGACAATCCCTTCACATCCCCCTCCTTAAGGAGGGAGAAGATCTCCTTCGCACGTTGCACTCCGAAGTTGAGCTTCCCCTTGATGAGGAGGTTCGATTCGGTGCTGACAACGTGGAAAGACCCCACGATCTCGTTGTCGTTGTGGTTCCAACACAGCGGGAACTTGGTGCCCTTCTCGGCGATGGACGCGTCGAAACAGCCCGGCTCGCAGATATCTCCGACCCGGTCGACGTTTCCGTAGGTGGAAAGAACTCCCTCGAAAGAGCCGAGACCGTCGTCCGCTTTCACTTCTGTGATAGTGAAATTCTTCCGTGCGACCATGTGTGATGATTAGTGTCGCTCAATGTCTATTATCAGCATAAACACGGATAATCAGACATGCACGGTGAAGTAGCACCTGCAGTTGATGAACTCCGCAGCAGGTGCCCCGTGGGTGCTGTCCCCTGGACATTCCATCTGAACGTATCCGTACTTCCCGGTCCACGTCCACTTGTCGTCAAATGGTACCTGCCTCCCGTTGAGGTGCATGTGCGTTTCGCGTGTCAGTGAATCGGTCGTCGCCTGCCATTCCTTCACGGTGTCCTTCGGAGGATCCATGCTCTCGATCGTGACTAGCTCGGTGCGGTTGCTGGCGCAGGCTGTCTCCGTCCTGGCGATCGCGTTCGCCCTGTAGGTCTTGATGTTGTTGTTGAAGATGTCCGTGATGTCGTCCCGGAACTGTACCATGCTCTCTGACGACATGTACGCCTTCTGGATCTGCTCCATGGTCGTGGAGTTGATCCCGGCGATGTTCCGGGCGCAGTTGTCCTCAATCCATTGTTGCACGAGGACCTGATAGTATAGCAGGCTCTCGTCGCTCTTGTGCTCCAGCGATTGCCACGCGCTCTTGACCTTGGCCGTGGTCTCCACCATGGGATAGATGTCGTCGGCCATGCGTGTGTACATAGATGTGTAGATGCGCTCGAACATCGGGTTGACCGAGAGCACTGCATCGGAGAGGTCGTAGAAGGTGGGGTCGTCATCGAGGGCTATCAGATTCTTCAGCTGGCGGTTGAATGCCGTGCGGAGGTTGTAGCGCATGGTCCTCTCGTGCTTGCTCCGGATGAGCTCGATCTGGCGGTGCAGGAGCCTCTGCTTGTACGGGGAGAGGTTCCCGACCGCCTTGATCTCCGGCGAGAACTCGTACGCCTTCATCGAGGGCTTATAGGACGCCATCTGCGTCCCCGTCCTGCGGTGCCGATACGTCCTCTATCTCGTCGATGGGCATCACTCCCATATTGACCAGCAGGCTGTCGGCCATGGAGCTTACGTGGGGCTCGTAGCCCAGCTTCTCGCGTTTCTCGTTGATGGTCAGGAATGAGCTCTGCTCCAGTGCGGTGTAGACCTCTGTCTGGTCTCCCATGAGGTCGTTGACCTGCTCTATGTCGTATGTCATCCTGGAGACGTCCGGGTAGAACGGCAGGAGGTATGCCGACAGAGCGCCGTAGATCAGCTTGAGCAGAGGGATGACGGTCGTCTGTACGGTCTGGCGGTAGGATTCGGACATGTTCGCGTAGGTCTTGTTCTGGCTGTCCCCCAGGACCTCCGGCGCGATGCCGTATGCGATGGATACTTCTCTTGCGGATATGGCTGTGCCTTGGACATAGTCCATCTCCACGGAGGTCATCCCCAGGCTGGTGGCCTTCTTCCCGTCGTCGAGGATCATCCCTTTGCCCGCGTTGGTCGTCCCGCCGTAATAGCTCTGGAGTTGTTTGGTCATCCCCTCGAACTGCGCGTCTGTAAGAGCTCTGGGGACCTCGATGATGACCGACCCCTTGGCCCCGTTCTTGGTCATGGCGATATTCCAATCCCGAATCGCGTTCTGCATCTCCACCGATTTCTTGGCCGAGACGATGGGGGAGCATCCCCTGACGCTGGCAGGGTCGGGATTGTGCAGCTTTATGTGGATGAGGTCCTGCGGTTCGAGCGTCATGATCCCGGCGGTACCGCGCGAGACCCGCCAGCACTTGATGGGGTCGAGAGGGTCGCCGGTCTCCTCCGCCATGACACTCTGCGGTGATATGACGAAGAGCTTCCTCACGCCGGAGGCGGTCTTCAGGGGGAAGACGAAAGCTTCGCCGTAGATGCCGAGGTTCGTGCCGATCTCTATCATGAACTCGTTCCTGTCCATGCTGGGGTTTGGGCGGTCTAGAAGCTTCATGAGAGGATGATCATCCCTGACGATCTGCTGACCGTCCGTTCCGAAGATGAGCGTGTCCGGACGTGCCGTGAATGCACCGTACAAATCGCTAGCTCTTCTGACGTAAGGGTTGTTCAGATATCCGGCCTTGGCCTGTCCATGGGGCGATGTGAGCGCCTCCCCGTCGGCAAAGAGCCCCGAGAGGACCATGGCAGACACGCCGCTCTCACGAGAGTTCGATTTATGGAAAAGTCTGCTCATGATGCCCATGCTATCACGATTAGATGCGTGTGGGGGATAAAGTGTAATCAGTCAAAATAAGTACAGTCTCTGCGGAGGCGTTGCGCTCAATTCGGCGAAAGCTCCCGACCCCGAATCCACTATGTCGTCATGGGAGCCGAGTGGGAATTCGCGGAACTCCTCCACTAACTCGCGGTTCCAACTCGCGCGTACCATGGAGACCAGCCCGTTCTCGACGGCGGCCGCGAACGGCCCTGCCCGGAGCTCCTTGGAACCTGTCACCCTGTCCCCGCGGAAGTCGAACCCCTGTAGGATGACCCTGGCGTACAGGTCGATGATGTCCACTCCGGACGAGCCCGGTTCCTGCTCCATGCGGATCTTCGTGGCGGGCCCGTCCAAGGATGCCGTGGAGCGCACCGATGCCTGCACCTCCGCCGGAGAGTACTGCACATGAACAAGGTCTTCGATGCAGTACCTGCCGTCCTTCTCCGCGAGCAGGAATCCGGAAGTGTAGTCCCCTCCTCCCGATGTCGCCGCCTTGTCCCAATAGCGGCACCTCTGCGCCTCACGTGGGAACGGATGGTCTGTGAGCTGTATCCTATCCACCTTGAACATCCCACCCTCCAGAGGGGTCGGACGGCCTTGATAGAGGGCCTCGAACACGCGGGATCCCATCGCCGCCTTCTTCCTCTGGAGGTCGTCTATCGTGAACCTCTCGGGCCACAGCGCACGCCCTTCATCGTCTATGGCGGGGAGATTGAGCACCTGCCAACTGTCCCCGTCGTCGTTGAGGATGCGCCCTGCGAGGTCGTCGTAATGCCACCTGGTCATGATGAGGATGATCTTCCCTCCCGGGGAGAGACGCGTAGAGGCCACCGATGTGAACCAGTCGTAGGTCTTGTCCCGGATGGTGATGCTCTCGGCCTCCTCCATGCCCTTCACGGGGTCGTCGATGATGACCAGGTCACCTCCGGAGCCCGTCAGTCCTGCACCCACACCTGCGGCGATGAGCGAGGGTCTCCCGTTCCTCTTGCCAGCGAGTTGGAGCTCGTCCACGGCATCGACGGAGAATACCTGACGAGGCCAGATCCTGCGGTGCACATCGTTGTCGAACCTGAATCTGCATGCTCTGGACATCTTACGCGCCTGCGACTGGTTGTAGGATGCTATGAT